CAGCAGGATATGTTGAAGCTGGGCACGGTGGCAACCGCCGCCGTCAAAAACCGGGTGCGTGCGGCTCAGGGCCCGAATGATGGCCCGGCAAAACCGCTGGCGGTAGGTTACGCCAAGTTAAAATCCCGCCTGGGGCTCAAGAACCGTAGGGATCTCTGGGGCACCGGCTTTGCACTTTCCGGCCAACTCACCCGCGCCAAAAAGCGCCCAAAGGTTGGGAAGCGATTCATCGGCCACATGCTGGACGATCTGCGAGTGCGGACAGTTACCGGAGATACCGTTCGGATTGGTTTGAGCCAGTTCGCGGCGCGAGCCAAGGGCCTGGCGAACCAACTCCGCGAGCCTTGGCTGGTGCTGTCTCCGAGCAATCGTGCGGCTGTCAATAATGCGTGGGGTCTCATCTTCGCGGAGAAGGTAAAGCGGCTGGCAAGAGTTGTCAGCGTCTCCCTGGGGAAAGCAGCCTAATGGTAAACGCCTCTGAAATCGCCAATTCCCTGCGGGATCTTCTCCGCACGGTGCCGGACCTTCTCGCGGACATGGGAGACGATTCCGAGCGGATTTTCTGCTATCACGACCGCTATCCCGCCAACGTCAATTTGTCCCAGGCGATTCACGATATGCCTTCTCCTGGCGTGATGATTGTCTGGCAAGGGCGTTCCCTGGGCTCGTTCGGTTCTCTGGAAGTTTTCAAGCACCGCTTTTCCGTGATCTTCCGGGCAGGGGAAAGCAGCCTGCAAGATGACCCGCCGCGCGGATACTACACGATGGACAAAGCCCTTTGGGATGGCATCCCCGGAGGTGCCGGGCTTCCCATGAAATATCAGGCCGTCCATGCAAGCTGCCATCCGATGGACCCCTACTCGATTTCACGGCAGACCGATGCTGAGGGTGTGGATTATTGGGAGGCTCAAATCAGTTTTACGGAGGTGGGGGATGAGTAACACCATTTGGTTGCAGCCGCCGGATGGCGGCGCGCCGATTGAAGTTGAGGACGACGGGCGCGGGGTGAACCTGACGCCGCTGCTGGTGGCCGGATACAAGCAGTGTGAGCCGCCAGCCTTAAAGAAATCGAAAAGCAAAGTTACCGAGGAGGTAAAAGACAATGCCCACGCCAGCTAACATTCGAGAGACTTCCATCGCATTCGGAAAGAAAAAACAGTCGGCACTCCAGACTGCCAACGTCCTCGCCGATCTTTGGAAGCTCAGCAAGGTCAATGCCTCGCTTTCCGCTGTTGAATTCGTTACCGAAAGCAACAAGGATGACATCGGCAAAGGACATGAGTTTGAGACCCAGAGCTTCCCGAGCCATTGGAATATTTCTGGTTCCATCGAAAAGTATGCGTCCGCAGAATTCGCAGCCTGGGCTTTTGCCTATGCTCTGGGGACGGCGGTCAAGACCGGGACCACTCCGCACTGGATTTATACGATTGTGCCGCTTGAGCCGGTAACTGGCGGAATCGAGTTGCCGTCGTTCAGTTTCTTGGAGGCGATCCGGCAAGCAGCAGATCCCGTGATTGACCGTATGGCGGTTGGCTGTGTGATTGAGGACTTGGCCTACACGCTCCAAAGCGGGCCGGGCCGCGCCAATCACAAAATCGTTGTGAACTTTGTCGGCTGCGGCAAGCTGACCGAGCCGAGCGGAATCACACATCCGGCCATCACTGCGGAAACATCTTTACCGGGTTCATCCGCAGCAATCACGATCAATAGCGTGGACTACGTGACGGCGAAGGACTTCGTTTCGTTGGAGCTCGGATGGAAAAACAACCTGCGGCTCGACTCCGGGCACTATCCCGGCTCAGGAACGCAGAGCGGCGCTTCCATCATGGGACGCCTGGAGCATGGCGACCGCGAACTTACCATGAAGTTCGTCGCCCGCTTTATGCACGACTCTGCGGAACTGACAAAACTCCTGAACCAGACGGCGGGCACGGCAACCATTTCGACTCAAAGCGACGCGGAAAATCACCTGCTTATCACGTTGCATCAAGCTGTTTTCCGGTCCGCGGTGATCGGGGAAACAGACGGCGTGGTAACCGTGGCGGTCGAATGTGGCCCGCAGTATCACGCCACGAATGGGATTATTTCTGTGGTGGCAGAGACGGAGGTTACGGATATTTGTCAATGACTTCGGAAGAGAAGAAAGAATATCAACGCGCTTGGCACTCTGCTCACCCTGGCTATTATGCGCAGAGATATCGCGCCAATCCAGAGCGGGGACGTAATGCGCAACGGAAAAGACGCATGAACCCAGCGGTCAGGGAGCGAGAACGCATTGCCGCACAGGAGTATAGAGAACGGAATCCTGAAAAAGTGCGGGAGTATCAACTTTCGGATCGCGGAAAAACATTGGCAGCCGCTCGTATGCGGAAGTGGTGTGAGAACCATCGCGAAGAAAGCCGGGCTCGTTCATGGAGTGGATTGGGAAGTTTCCAAAAAGATTCTCTCCTGGCGAGGAAGCGAGAGCGAAGGGCAAATAGCAATGGGCGTTACCTGGCGACGGACCATGCCTACCGTGCACGAAACCGCGAGCGGCTGAGGCTGTGGTACAAGAAACGGCACTCCAAGGCTAGGGCCGGATGGTTATCGGCATCCGATTGGATGATTTTGCTAGACAGATATGGCCATCGCTGCCTCTGCTGTGGAATTCAGGAGAAGGAAGCGGAACGCGGATTGGTAGCCGATCACATCATTCCTGTTTGTATGGATGGCCCGAACACGATTGAAAATGCACAGCCGCTTTGCTTCAACTGCAACCGCAGGAAGAACCGCAGGGCGATAGACTACCGCCCGATGTTCCGGGCGGCACAAGGGGGCTTATGAAGATTCAACTGCCCACGCCGGAAGGATTGCGGGCCGTGGAGCTGCGGTTTCCGACCGACGAGGAATGGATTGACCGCAACCGCCGCCAGAAACTCATAACCAAGCAAATCAGCCGGACAGTGACCGAGGACACCATCGTGGAGACTCCAGAGACGGACTTGTTGCTGGTGGAGAAACTTCGCGCGGTTCACGAAGGCCCGCCGCTCAGCACCGGGGAAGCCTCTTGGATTCTCGACCAACTCAGTTCCGCCGAGGTGGAGGAAGTCGAGCGGCAAGGGGCACAGTTTCGCATCGTCTTGCGCGTTCCTGGTGGGCTGGTAACGCATATCGTGGGGATGCCGAGTGTCGAGGATATGCAAGACTTTCAGCGCGAATTTACCAGCACCCGCCAGATCCAGGAAGGCCGATTAGTGAAGCAGGAACAGGTCGTTAATCTGGCCGCCGTGAAAAAGCTCTATCAGAAGCTCTCCCGTGGCACGGAAGGCTACGGGATGGCGGTCCCGGTGGTTCACCAGTTGCCGGTTGTGTTGGAGGTTATGCGGGAAGTGCGCCGGCCGATCTCGGAGAACGGCACAGGAAATTTCTAGCGGAGGAGTGGCCCGAGCGTCCGTCGCTCCGATACCTGGTGTTTTGGGCGCTCCGCAAAGAGCAACTATGCGATCCCCGCTTATGCCCGGATTCTCCCGGCGACGGAACCCGCTGCGGCGATTGCCCGCTGGACAAGTTGGACGCCTCCGAGCAATCCGAAGAGGGGCAGCTTCTACAGCGTGCGCTGGAAATGCAAACTGCTTTGCGGCTAGGGCTGACGGTTACACTGGGTGAGATCAAGGTGGATGAGTTCCAGGCGTTACAGGTTCTGGAGGAAGAGCGTGATCGCTATGAGGAAGAGCGCAGCCGGAAGTGAGGGGCTACTTCGCAGCCAGACAGGGCAGAATGACCAACACGTCTCTTGGGTCGCTGACCTGATAGTAAGGCTTTTCCCATTTATGCTCAGTGGTGTTGTAAAGAAACGACACGGTTTCTTTACCATACCAAAGCGTTCGACTGTTTCCGGAGTTGAATACATTTTCTGGTTTGCCGCAGCGGCTAATTACATCCTTCTCGGTCAAAGTCGAGACAATTCCAGCAGCCTTTTCAATGGCTTGCTTTTCGCTCTGCTCCTGATATTGTCCGCGCAGCCACACAGCACCGACGATCAGGATTGTCAGTGCGAGTCCACCCAAGAACACTCCTATTGCAGTTTTCAGCATGTTGCCTCCTGGAGAACAGATTCTAGCACTTTTGTCCCTGTAAAGGTCGAAAAACATGGCTTTTGATTCGAACCTGGAACTCGTTATCAAGGTGGATGCCTCCGGAGCGAACGCTGAGATCACGGCGGTAAATCGCGGGCTGGCGGGGATGGGGACAACGGCGAATACTGCGGCCCAAACCGCCTCACGCGGGATGGATGGGATGGTTAGCTCTGCAAAGCTCCTACAAAGATCAATCAGAAACCTTTTCGCTATTGGCATGGTTGTCGGCTATGCCGATCGATTTCTCTCCCTCGTTGGAAAAATGCAGAAGGTCCTTTTCGATTGGGATACTTCGATGCACGGTGTAGGGAAAGCTGCGTCGGAAATGTGGCAGAAGATTCTTAACCCAGAAATAGATTATGGCGCACAGAAAAAAGCTATCGCTGAATTAAAAAAAGTGCAGGATGCGATGGCCGCAGAATCCAGAAAAAATACCGCAGCATTGGGGCGAGAGACGGCACTAGCCGGATTAACCGGCCCAGCACGGATCGGGATGGTAGCAAATCAGGCTATAGACGAACTCCGCAAAAGGTCTGCCGCTGGACCTGGAAATATAGGCTTGGACCCAGGTCTTAGAACCACTGAGTATCGGGCCATCGTTGCGAAATACAACAAGGAGATGGCGGTCCAACAAGTTGCGGATGCGAAGAAAGCCGCTGAGGAGTTGGCGAAGGTAACGGAAAAGAGCAATGCGGCAATCCAAAAGGGCAGGGAACTCAGTTGGGCTGGTGCGCAGGATGCTATCAAGGCGATGGCCGAGGAGAAGGACTTCCGGTTGGGGTTGCTTCAGGATCGGCTGAAAGCGGAGGGGGATGCGCTCTCCGACCTGGTAAAACTGGAACGGGAAGCGGCTGTCGCCCGTCTCGATCCCTACCAGAAGATGATTCAGGAAATGGCATACGAGGATGAGGACCGCGTAGCCCACTTGCGCAAGCTGTTTGATGAAGGGCTTATCGGGGCGCCCCAACTTCAGGCGTCTATCGAGCAACTGGCGGTCGTCTCCGGTGCAAACGTGGAAAAGGTGTTGCGGGATCAGGCGGAAGAGGTTCGCTCCGAGCAGATGCGTATCTTCGAATCTTTGAAGAGCCAGGCCGGGGGGGTATTCGACGCCCTGCTCACGAAATCATCCTCCGTCTTTGCGGCCATCGGGAACGTCTTCAAGGTGGCCATCCTGACGGCGATCAAAGAAATAGTTACCTCCCGCGTGGCCGGGATGCTCATGCAGATGTTTACGGGAACCCGCGTCTCATTTGCAGGGGGCGGCATGGGAACGCTAGGGGTGCTTGGAGGCATGGCACCCATCTTCGGGGCTGGGTCCATCATGGGCGGTCTAGGCGGAACCGGCGGCTTTACCGGGCCAGTCGGAGGAGCTGGTGGCGGCGGGTTTGGAGGATTCGCGGGGCTGGCAGGGATGGGCTCAAGCCTAAAATCGCTATTCGGCATCGGAGCCGGGAGTGTTCCAGCCGGAGGTATCGGCCCGGTTATGCCATCCTTCGGACAACTCGGTCTTGGCGGAAAGCTATCCTCGATTGCCGGGTCCCCTGCTGCGATGATGGGCGGGGGCCTACTGGCGATGGCTGGCCTGCAACGCGGCGGGCTTTCGGGCCTTGGAATGTCCACAGCGGGCGGGACGCTTCTGGGATTTGGCATTGGCGGACCTCTGGGTGCGGGCATCGGCGCTGCCATTGGCGGAGTTGCCGGGCTGATTCGGATGATGTTCAAGGGAGCCGCCGAGAAACTACGCGAGAAGATCAGGGCGGCCTATGGCGTGGACATGAAAGACAAAAGCGCCCTGAATCAGATTCTCGACATGGCCAAGTCGGGCTTCGGCGGCAACCTCGATATGGCCATTCGCTCCCCGCAGATCCGTGACCTGATTGAACTCTACGCCATGAGCACAGGGCAGAAGTCCTCTGGGATACCGGCGGCAATGAAGCCGATCTCACTGCTGCAATCCGGGGGATCCGTCTTTTCAGTGGGTTCCGGCGGATCACTGGACAGGATCGGGGCGGGTATCGCGTCAGGCGGCTCCCCGCAGACCGTTTCCGTTCCGGTTTCCCTGACCCTGGATGGACAGGTGCTCGATAGCCGGACTTTGAACGTGGTCAGCAAGAATGGCCGGATTGTCAGTGCCGCAGTCACCTCCGGCCAGAAGGCCAGTTCCGGCCGCAGAGAGCAGATGGCCCTGCAACTGAATCCGGGATTGCTCACCAGTTGAACGTAGTAGCGGTGTACACGGGATTGTAGCCATCGTAACGGTTTGGAGGTAGTCAGGTGCCAGGAAGTGTCGCAGTAGCAGCCCCGGCCACAACGTTGCCCTTGCTGCTGGCCCGCTCCTTTCAGCATGTCCGGGAATATCCGGTACTGGAAAATGAGTACAAAAACGGGGAATCGCAGCGATCCAAGCTGGCGGCAACCAGCCGGAAGCGTTTTGTGCTCTCCGGGCGTCTGGCCCCTACGCCTTTGGCGACCTTGCGGGCGTTTTACGTCGCCCGGAGTGGCCCGCACGAACCGTTCTATTACTACAGCCCTTTTGAAACCACGCCGAAGTTCTCCTACGATCCGACAAACCCGACGTGGGCCGCTGCGAACCTGGCCGTGCGGTACACCGTCCGCTTTGAGGGGCCTTGGGAGCAGTCAGTCGGGATGGCCCGGGCTGACGTGCAAATTGTACTGGTCGAATTGGCCTGATTATGCCTGACTACATCGGCGATATTTTGGTCCCCACAATCACGCCGAGCGGGACGTTTCCCCTCGTTCCCGATTTTGGCCACGGTCTTGCTATTGCCACCGAGGTCATCGCTCACCAGTTCGGGAGCGCAGACGCCAAAATTGAGCAGCGGTTTCTTCTGGGCAGCGGTGCCAAGCGGTTCACGGTTCGGAAAGCCTTTCTCAATGAGACCGACCGCATCGCCCTGCGCGATTTCTGGGAGAATAGTTATGGCCCCTACGGAGCGTTTACATACAACGCCCCGAATGATGACGGCCTGGGAACCACGGCTTACACCGTCTGCTTCGCCAATGAACCGCTTTCCTGGGAGCATCTGTCGGATCAGATTTCTTCGCTCGGAGTCACGCTGATTGAGATCCCCGCCAGCGATCCGTCCTACGCGATCACCGCCGTACAGACGCGCTTCCCATCCGGCGGTCTGCCAGCCGCCTTGCTCTCCCAGGTGCAGAAGCTTATTCCCCTGGTCAAGATCGTTCCGTGCGAATCAGGCTATCCGGCTATCTGGCTTTCCGACCGGCGAGTTACGCTGACTGGCGGACCCGCCGGGGAAGCCGGAACCTTCCTTCCACGCCTGCTTTCCTTCGACGGAATCTCGCAGGTGCTCGGCAACGAGTCCGATCAAGCACAATTCACTTTCGGAAATGCCGACCGCGTGATGCGCGACCTGGCCAACGATACGGATTTGATGCGAGCCTCCATTGAGTTCAGCTTGTTTTGGGTCGACCCGGCTACCGGTAACAGTGGAATCAAAATTGATCTCTGGAAGGGCGAGATTGTGGATTGGGGCCTAGATTCGGGGCCGGAATTCCGGGTGACGGCTACCGATGGCATTTATGAGCTGAACCTGCCATATCCGACCCGGCGGATTTCGCGCACCTGCTGGAAACAATTTGATGATGGCAATGGGTGTCCCTTTACCGCTTCGCATGGTACGATGCTGAACCCGCACAACGGCCAGACGATCACCGGCGCATTGGCCGGGGTAGTCAATACCTCCGGGACGGCGGTCTCCTGGGTTTCGGGGGACACCTTTCCCACCTGGTTTGACGGACTGCTGATTCGGATCAATGGCGTGGACTACGGCGTTGCCAGTGTTACCTCTTCGACTGCTTTGGTTCTCACCGCATCGGCGGGAACACAGTCCGGGGTTGCTTACAGCACGGCGTTCGCTGCTTTCTGCGATAAGGGCTATGAAACCCCGAACGGTTGCTTAGTTCATGGCATGAAGGTATATTTCGGCGGCATCCTAGCCGAGCCGCAGAGCGTTTCGGTAAAACTGCGGGACCCCAAAACGCGAATCACCAGCACTTCGATTGTAAATGAATCCATCTATGAGCAGGTACTTCCCGAAATCTATACTGACAACCGCCTACCAATGAAAGCTCTGATTGCAGCAGGACGGGATGAGGGGGAGTTTTATCGGGCACTCGGCATTGTGGGCGAAGGACCCTTGGGAAAATATGGCGGAGAAATTTACGATTATGTAACCGATAGTCAGGTAAAACCCAGCCACACTCTTGATGGTCAGGAATGGCATGGAAGCCCTAACCATGCTGTCGGATTGAGGGAAGTTTTGGGGACTGACCCGGCGGGTGCGGCGGAATGGTTCAGTGTAAGCGAGGCCGGGTCCCCGGCTGGCATAGAGGCTTGGAGAGTAGCGTCTTCCGGTGGACGCTACTATAAAGACAACTTCGCTGCCGGGGTTGCCTTTCTTGAATTTCTTCGCGACGATCCCAAGAACCTGCAACCATCATGGCCATCCGACCATGAAATGATTGCCATCGTTGCCGAGGGCTTGAAGGGATGGGTTTGGACGGCCACCTTGACGCGAACCTGGGTCGTGCTCACGAATCCCATCTGGATCATCGTAAACATGATGCTCCGGGCGCGCGGGTTGCGATATGCAAATGCCGCCACAGCGGAGCAGTATTTTGACCTTACCGCCGCTCTTGCCGCTGCGACCACCTGCGCTGCGACGGTCACGCCATACCTCGTGCGTACAAAGCAGGTGCGGGTTTTCGACGAAAACAATAATTGGTACTACGAAGAGCAGACCATCACTTCGGAGACACAGTTCAAATTCGTGGGCGTACTCCAGGAGGAAAAGCCTTTGAGGGACTGGATTCAAGAAATTCTGATGAACTGCCTGGGGTACTACAGCTTCGCTTTCGGCAAGCTAAAGCTGGGTATCCGCGAGAACTCTTCCGTGGTCGAGGCATTCACCGTCGGCAACATCCTCTTTGCGAGTCTTGCGCTTGCGCCCTTGAAGCCTTCGTTTAACCACGTGACGGCTAACTTCGCCGATGAGGAGTTTGACTTTGCCGCCAATTCCGTAAGCATTTATGACGTTGACCACGCCAAGCAGATCGGCGGGGCCACCTCTCCGCTGTTTTTGAAGTCCACGTTGAATCTTTCCGGCGCTGCGAACAAATCACAGGCGGGCCGTATCGTGAGGACGCGACTCTCCGAGGAGCTAGGAGGGATCTCCGCAGCGGAATGGAAAGCCGCGCGGGAGATTTCCTTCAAGACAACTGTGCTTGCTCTGAATACCGAGCCGGGTATGGTCTGCTCGATGACTCACTCCGACATGCCAGGAGGCGCGGGGGAATTCCGCGTCACCGGATGGAAGCTGAACCCGGACTATTCCATCGAAATTCAGGGCAGAACAACGACAGACGGCATGTACGATATGGTCCAGGGGCCCAAGCCCGCCGACGTGCGAGCGGACCCAACCCCACTTTTTGCCGGTCAAGGTCTCACGGTTGCTCCGGTTACGGGAATCTCATTATCGGAAGGCCCGGTATTCAGTTCTGACGGCCACGTATTGAGCCGGATCACGGCGTCCTATTCCAAGCCCTCTCCGATTGGCGATTGGGATCACGTTGAAATCTGGCTGCAATTCGAGACGGCAACTCCGGGGACTTTCGAAAATGCGGTTATGTGGTTCGCCACGCGAGAGACCTCGTTCAAGATTGACCTGGACACAACCGGTCTAGAAGTGCGAGTCCGGTTTGTGAGTATCAATAAAGACGGCTCCCGACCCGACCCGGCGGCAGAGCCTTATGCGGACGTGCTGCTGGACGGCCAGGTTTCGGCCCCGACTACCCCGTCGAGCGTGACCGCACAGAGTTCGGTTGCTACCGGCCAGAACATCATCGTGAGTTGGGACGAGAACGACGAGGCGGACATTGACCACTACGAGATTGCCCGTCGGTTCGATGCCACGGCTCCAGGGAATACGGATGTTATCGCTCCCAACGTTCCGGCCGCTGGGGCGAGTGCAACGCAGAAAGCACAGTACATTGATTCCCCGACGGTGAACGCAGCCCAGGCTCGATACTACGTGCGTGCCGTCAACACCAGCGGGTACAAGAGCGCCTTTTCAACGGCGGCCCTGGTGACCACGCTCGCGCCGGACGGAACGATAGATACCGGAGTTCCGGTTGTGTCATTTGCCGATCAGACATATTTCCTTGGAAATTTCTACGAGGCGGTGTCTTTTGGGATCGGGCAATTCTTGAGCATCGGTCAATTCGCGCTTGGCTATGAGTACGGGACTCCTTATGCCCAAAGTGCCAATATGCAAGGCGTTTATGAAATTCGCATTCGCGTGGAGCATTATGCGGCGAGCGCGGGCGGGACTGCTACTGTATCAGATTACACATCTTCTTTTCATCCGATACAGGCCGGTTTTGTAGTTAAGGCAATGGAACTGTCCAGTAGATTTGTCGGGAAAGTGGACATCTACTGTACGAATTATTTTGGGGAATCAGCCGCATATAATCTGTTTACTTACGGAACGCGCGATCCCGTTTATTCAAGATCGGGAGAAGTGAAGCCACCTGCTGCTGAATTTGATCCCGTGGTACAGCACTATGGCTTTACAAAACTGACGGCAAAGACTGGCGGTAACGCTGAGTATCGGGCGACGGACGCCGGGGCGATCCATGACTTCGACAAAATTGTGAATGTGGCTACAGGGTTTCAGATTGCCACGGCTGCCCCAGCGGGTCAGTACCTTAGAGGCGACGGAGGGAGTCCCGCCAAGGCTGTGTTTTCCGCGATCCCGGCAGGAGACCTACCAGACGCTGGTGCTGCGGCGGCGGGGAAGGTAACGACTGCGGCGCAGACTTTGGCCGGATTCAAAACTTTTCAGGATGGCATGGCTGTCAAATTCTATTCCGGGGCGAGTTTCCCTACGCTTTCGCAGAACGAGATCGGGGTCTGGTATGACGGCTCGCAATATTGGCTGGTGACTTTGAACGGCGCGAACCAATGGAAGATGGAGTGGACACAGGTCATTTGAGGAGGCCAGGATGATCCGCATTCTTGATGAGCAGTTCCAGAAGAAGGTCCGCGGCGGCCTGCTGGCGCTGGATCGGGCGGCGGTGATAACCATGGCGCTCTCTGTGCGCGAGGACTTGGTATCGACCCCAATGATTCGCTGCGATGTGGCCTATGGAACAGAGAACGCAACCGGAGAGTTCGACCCCTGGGACTACAACAATTCCGTGGCGACCATCCCGATCTTCATCGAGGGGCCGGAGCGGTTTGGAAATTGTCTGCGAGCTGGGCATAAGCGGGGCCCCACGGAAACGGGGAGCGATATGGTACACGGCCTGCTGTCCTGGATGGAAGAGCGACTGGTGGCTGACGGGTACTTCGGGCCGAATGCAGAACTGGACGAGCAGAAGCCGAATGCGCTCAAAAAGGCGGAGGTGGAAAAATGAAAAAGACTGTGTTTCGATTCGGGCCCCTGGCAGCCCTGCTTCTGGCAACCGTGCTGGCCTTCGCCGCCCCGACCACCGTGCGGGTGCAGGACACGCTCTATGACGCCGACGGCAACAAGGCCGGGGGGCGAATCACGATCACCTGGTCGCGCTTCACCGCCCCGGACGGTTCCACGATTGACGGCGGAGCAAAGAACTACACCATCCCCAGCTCGGGCACGGATGCCGGCCTTGTGGATCTCTACCTTGTCCCGAATACTGGGGCAACGCCTTCGGGGACCAGCTACAAGGCGCAATACTTCCTGGTCAACGGCGCGAGCTACACGGAGACCTGGGTTGTTCCCGCTGCCGGGCCGGTAACGATCAGCGATATTCGGGTTTCTATTGTCCCGGTTTCCGCCGCAACGTACCTCGCTATGCTGAACGGCCTGATTACAGCCACACAAACATTCGCCACGGGAACTGCTGGGAGCGATTTTGGGATTTCCTCTTCAGCTGGCACCCATACCTTTAACTTGCCGACTGCCTCGGCAACCAAGCGCGGTCTGCTGAGCGCGGAAGATTGGACGGCCTTCAATTCCGGCAGCGTGACGCTTACGTTCAGCGATGGATTGACCCGCACAGTGAATAACGTAGCTTGCGACACGGCATCGGCAGGTCAGCTTGGCTGTTTATCGGCTGCGGACTGGAGCACGTTCAACGCCAAAGCGCCCACCACCTCGCCCACCTTCGCCACGAGCGCGACCTTCTCTTTCCTGACGGCTGGAAGTATCCCATTCGCCGGAAACGGAGGGCTGCTCTCCCAGGACAACTCGAATCTTTTTTGGGATAACACGAACAAGCGACTGGGCGTCGGGACAACAACCCCTTCCTATACCCTTCACGTTGTCGGCGGTTCCCTGGCTGATCTTGGGACAGTTATCAGGATTCAAAGCTCGATGACGACTTCTCATGCCCTTACTTCATTTTACGCTAGCGGCTTGACGGAAGGAGAACCTGTAAATTTTTTTAACATCTCCGCGAATGACAGCGAGGGGGTTGAGAGACAATTCGCCGGCATTGGTATGGTTCCAGATTCGATTACGGCGGGGGCATTTACGGGGAGTCTGCAATTCAGGACGGCAAATCTCGGAGCTTACTCGGCTTGGAAAGCGAAGCTCACAGGCCCTGGGCACTTTATTCCAGCCTCCGCGTCATCGCAAAATCTAGGAGCATCAGATACCCGCTGGAATCTTTTCGGACAGACGGGGAACTTTGCGGGGAAAGTTACGCTTGCCGCTTCCGCAACCGGATCTTCCAGCCTGAACATCCCTAGCGGTACGGCGCCCAACACACCCGTCTCTGGAGACTTCTGGAACCTAAGCGGGGTGCCGCAGTTTTACAACGGTTCGGCCACGAAGTCGCTCGCATTCCTCGACTCGAATATTAGCGGGACGGCGGCGGGCCTAAGTTCCACGCTTGGACTTTCCTCCGGGGGAACCAACGCGACCTCCTGGACGGCCGCTCGATGCGTCCGCGTGAATGCCGGGGGGACAGCTCTCGAATCTGCCGCTGCGGATTGTGGGGCTGGTGCGGGGGACGTTACAGCCGTGGGCGATTGTGCCTCTGGCGATTGCTACCAGGCGGCAACCGCAAATTATATTTATGGTGGTCCTGTCACCGGCGCGGCGGCTCCGGCTGCGCTGCGCGCTCTTGTCTCGGCGGATATTCCGGCCAATGCTGCGGATACCAGCGGGACGGCGGCGACGGCGACGGCACTAGCTGCCGATCCTGCCGGGTGCACGGCTGACGGTCTAAACTTCACGAATGATATCAATGCGTCCGGAACCTCGACCTGCGCGAATGTGCGCACGGCCTCCGACGCACAGACCGGAGTTGCGGAGCTGGCTACTCAGGCGGAGACGGCTGCGGGTACGGATACGGGACGGACGATAACGCCGTCAGGCATCGCGCCGACGATTCAAAGCGGTTCTTACTTGGCCTGCGCGGATGCGGGAGCGTCGGATGCTTATGCCTGTGCGACAGTGCCGGTGCTATCCGCCTACACGACCGGAATGCAGCTAAACCTGAAGGCCAACACCGCCAACACCGGGGCGGCGACTGTTCAGGTGGGCGCGCTTGCCGTGATCCCCATCAAGAAGTTGAGTGGCGGCATCACGACGGTCCTGGCCGACAACGACATTCGCGCTGGACAGTGGACGCTCTTGGTTTATGATGGAACGAACTTTCAGATGCAAGGCCAAACCGGAACATCCTTGCAGTCTGCCGATGTCCCTGCCATCACCACGCCAACCGACTACGGGATGCTCTACTATCGTGCCTCGACCCCGCCGACTATTTTGTCCACCGTTCCAGCGACAGCAGGGTATCCGATCCTGGACGGCGGCGTAGGGGTTGCTCCGGCTCCAGGGCAGCTTAATCTGGCAGGGGTAGGCATAACCGGAGTCCTGCCCAATGGAAACACCACGGCGGCGAGCACAAACACGATCAATACGATAGTTCTGCGAGACGGCTCTGGCAACTTCTCAGCCGGAACGATTACGGCGGCATTGACCGGCAATGTATCGGGAAGCAGCGGTAGCACTACCGGCAACGCAGCGACAGCCACGGAGTTAGCGGCTGATCCTGCCAATTGCGCGGCAGGTGAGCTGGCGGCGGGGGTGAATGCCAGCGGAACGGCGGAAGGCTGCCAGGCGTTCACGGACGCTAACACTGCGAGTGCCGTTGTGCAGCGCGATGCTTCAGGGGATTTCTCGGCCCATATTCCTACATTCTCTGGAATCACTGCCGGTTCCGTGCTGTTCGCCGGGACCGCGGGACTTCTTTCCCAGGATAACGCAAATCTCTTTTGGGATAATACTGCAAAGCGGCTAGGCGTAGGAACTGCTGCTCCTTTATTGAAACTTGACGTAGCCGGATCGGGCCGTTTTACCGGGGCAGCAACCTCTGTTTTGACCGGGAGTATTGACCCCGCAGCTTCCACTGCCGTTGTCGGGGTTGGCACCCTATTCGTGGCTGAGTTGGCGGTAGGGGATAGAATCACAGTAACCGGGGAAACTCGAACGGTCACGGCCATCACCGATAACTTGAATCTGACAGTGGACACGGCGTTTTCCAACAACGCCAATGACACCTCGCCAGACAAGTTGTCCGCTGTTTTCATAGGTAGAATTTCGGACGGTACAGTCAAGGCTGTCGTCAACGATTTGGGGTATATGGGTCTAGGTACAGTGGCCCCCACAAGTCAGTTGACTGTGGGCAGTCCCGATAGTTCTGCCCTTACAGATTTTCTAATCAATCCAACACTGAAAACCAGTGGGAAGCTACTGGATTTGCAGGTTGGGGGAGTATCTAAACTTTTTGTTGACTATACTGGGGGCGCACTCAGCGCCGTTGGATATACAGTTGGTACATCTGCACAGTATGGTGGCACCGTTATTGCTGCCCGAAGTAATTGGACTTTATACTGGAAGGACGGTGCGAGCATCTACGCTGGCAATACAGACTTAGGTATTTCTCGCATTTCGGCGGGCGTTCTAGGGGTTGGTACTGGTGCACAGGGGAGTGTAGCAGGAACCGTACAAGCAACTACTTTCCTGACCTCTACCGCCGACCCTGCTGATGCCGGGGTACTGCGCTTGGCGAACGGGGAACAGATTTGTTGGGAAGCGTCACCGACTGGGACAGATTTTTGCATTACAGGGGATTCGTCCGGGAGAATAGCCGCCACGACATTTGTAGGGGCACTGACGGGCAATGCGGCCACTGCTACGGCGTTAACTGCTGATCCTGCGGGCTGTACGGCCAATGGCCTCAATTTCACGAATGACATCAATGCTTCTGGGGTTTCGACCTGCGCGGACGTGAGAGCAGCCTCCGATTCACAGACCGGCGTGGCAGAGGCTGCTATCGCGTCGGAAGTCAATACAGGGACGGACGCGGCCCGCTATGTTTCCCCCGATGCCCTAGCCGGTTCCAACTTAGGCGTTCGCCTGGTGCAAATCCTGGTAACTGCGGACTACACCACAGCCACCACTATCGCCGACGGGCAGGCATACTTTGACGTGCCGGTTGAATTGAACGGAATGAACCTGGTATCGGTTCGCGGCAAAGTCATCACGGTGGGGACAGATACAGGCGTCACGGATGTGGACTTGGCCCGCTGCGCCGTAGTCAATACGGGATCTCCCTGCTCCGGGACGGTGGACGATATGCTTTCGACGAACCTAACCATTGACCAGAACGAGGAAAAGTCGGACACAGCGGCGACGCCGGCGGTGATTGATACGGCCCATGATGACATCGCTACGGGCCAGACAATCCGCGTTGACGTGGACGCCATAGTGACAGGCGTAGCAGCCGCAAAGGGCCTAATCGTAACTTTAGGATTCCAACTGCCATGAAAAAGCTACTCTTAGCCTTTCTTCTTTTCGTTGTTCCCGCCTTTGGACAATTTGCGTCCGATACATTTACGGACACAGACGGGGTTCACCTGCAAAACCATACCCCGAACATTGGTGGTTCCTGGACGCTTTCACGGGGCAGCACGAACCTAGACATCAACACTAATCATATTTACGCGACAGCAAGTGCTGGCATTGCCTATTACACAATTAGCGCCTCACCAGCATCGGCTGATGCTGATGTGCAAGCAGACTTTTACTGTGTAGGCGGACAGACTATGCCCCTGATCGTAGGAAGGGCGTCTACCTCTGCCACGACGGCTTATGGCGTTCGAGTTAACTCAGGAACCACATGGAATCTTTATCGCTGGCTTGCGGGGGCAATTTCGACTATCGGGACATATTCCGGTGATTCTTGCACGACGACCAGGACAGTAAAACTACAAATGCGTGGTACGGCCATCAAGGTTTACATCGGCGGAGTCGAAAGAATCTCCGTAACCAACAGTGATGTGACCGCCGCTGGTAAGGCTGGGGTGGGAACATACTATTCTTACGTCGGTACTAGCTACTGGCTGGATAATTTTAGTGCCACGGACGCACCACCGGCATCAACAGCGCGTAAGCAGAGGGCGGTAACATTCTAGCCATGAAAAAATACCTTCTGATCTTCGTATTTCTACTGGTAGTTCCGGCACACGCAACGGACTATTATCTTTCCAATGCCGGCGATGACGGCCATAGCTGCGCGCAGGCGGAGTCCCCCTTGACGCCCAAGGCCACCTTCGGTTCCATGTGGGCTTGTCTCAACCCTGGAGACACGCTAACCGTAGCAGACGGAACCTATACAACCGTCTCGCCGCCCGCAGAGAAATCCGGTTCTGCCGATGATGGAATAGATGGGAAAATCATCCTCGTTCAAGCAGAAAATGATGGCGGAGCAATACTATCAGGGGGTGTGAGTTTTCTAGGGAACTCCTATCTTGAGTTTGACGGTTTCAAGTTCTCGGCTACAATATCCGCTCTAAACATCGTCAGTAATGGAGTTGGCCTCGTCAGCCACTACCTGACGTTTCGGAGAGATGCTTTCCAGTGTTCCGACACCGCATCTGATGGCTCCTGCGTAGGGTTAAGTGACGGAACCCACCATGTTCTTGTTGAGGATTTCTGGGCTTGGGGAGGGGGCCGCTATACGGTTGGGCTTTATGGCGGATCGGGCGGGAGTCCTCCCAATACTACCTGTGATTACAACACCTTCCGTCGGGGCGCGATTCGGCAGGGGCCGGACACTTCTTCCTCCGGCAACCCGCAAGCGGGGTTCGTCCTCTACACCGCAAGCAACAATATCGTGGAAAATATAGTCATACTAGATTCGATTCCTCGCTCAAATTCGTCCAACGCTGCCTTCTACCTCACCTCTCATGAACCGAGCGTGAGCAGCAACAAGTTTTACGGCATCATTGCTTTGAATAACGAGGGAGTGGGCTGGTATTTGGATCATAACTATGGGGCCGGTTCCTCGAATGAGTTGAATAATTCGGTCATTTGGGGATCGAAAACATGGGGCGTGGTTTTTTACGCCCAAGACCCCGCTACGTGCCTGGATAACATCATAGATCATTCGACCATAGGGCTTACAGGTACTTATAGTGGGATCGGGGTTTTCTGTAATCAAACCATCAGCACCTCGAATATTCTGGTTTCCAACACACAGTACGGCATCTCAAAGGGCAGTGCGGGTAGCATGACAGCTTCCAACTGGACTGATTTCTACGGCAATGGGATTGCCGCCAGAAACAATGTTGATCCCGGAGCGAATGACATAACCAGCGATCCGGCCCTAAGCTATATTCTCCGCACCGAAGCGGCTACCCCGTGCAAGGGGGCGGGCGAGGGAGGAACCGACTGCGGGGCGGACATTGAGAAACGGTATGAGGATGGCGTACTGACTGCGACAGACTTATGGCCTTGGCCCTACGAAACCAGAATCCATGCCGATATGTGTGCTTCCACACCGCCCGATCCGGTGAACAACTGGTGCAGTTCTGGGAAGTCGCTTACAAACTATATCTGGGGATACCTCGGGAATGATAACTCGATAGCCGTTACCAAACTAGGATTTTTGCAGCAGCCCACAAGCGTGAATGACGGCTATGATTTCTCCCCGGTGATTACTACGCAAAGTTTAGATTCCAATGGCGCAGTCGTAGGGGACGGGACACCCTCGGTAACACTCACAGCCAGTGCCAGCACAATTACGGGGACAAACCCACGCACTGCCGCTGCGGGCGTAGCGACGTTTACGGGTCTTGGCATGACGACTCCCAATGTGGGAGTTACCCTTACCGCAGCCGCAGCGGGGTTAACGAGCATAGTCAGTGATACTTTTGACGTTGCAGATAGTGGCATATTCCCGACGACACACTTTGTCTTTAGTGGTTTACCGGCAAGCCCGATTCCAGGGGCTTCATTCACTCTCACAATCACGGCGAAGAAGGCGGATGAATCCACGGACACCGCCTACGCAGGGACTGTGGTGGTTTCCTCATCGGATGCCAGTGCAAACATTGGCTCGTTCAGTTGGACAAATGGCGTTGGCACCGGAACGGTTGCGCTCAAGACGGCGGGAAGCCGTACTTTCACAGCAACGGATACCCCGAACAGTATTGTCAGCGACTCGCCGGCGGTCGCAGTGCCACAGTATTATGCGTTTCGGTAATGTAGTGCCATGAAAACCATACTAACAATCCTACTTTTTAGTTGTGCGCTATGTGCTCAAAGCCCCTGGCTGACTAACCCCTTGAGCTATCGTACCCCGGAAGGTTTCGAAGTCCTGAATCTGACACGGGTGCCTCTTGCTGCCAGAATTGACCCTGCCTTCGACATCGCAGCGAAAAGTTATCCCGACTTCGCGCCCTATATGCGGTATCTGGTGAAGGTGCTGATGCTGCCTGAACAAGTGCGCGGGAAGAGTTGTACCTATGAGACGGCATGGGCCGTAGTCGCCGGGTCTGACCCTTACACTGCTTGGATACAGCTTTCGCCGCAGGTTTCCGATGAGCAGATTATCGTAGCTTTCTACCGAGCATTTCGTGTACTGTTTGGCTTCGACCAAATTGCGGTAAAATTGCAGCCGGGATGCTTGGACTGAGGAGGGAATATGTGCTTTTGCGTGAAACATTGCCAGTATTATCCACAAGGGGGGTATTGCGTTTATTGCGGCAATCCCAATGTGATTGTAACTACTAATGTACCTAACTGGTATCCGTTTTTTCCGCCAGTTCCGATGCAACCTTATACCGGAGACCCTTTAGGTCCAAATACCGCCGCTTCCGGTTTGGGTGAATCATGCTAGGCGAACTCAACAAGGCCGGGAAGATGGCACAGCCAGTGATCGAGAAGCTGGACAAGGCAATCAATCCGCAGGAGTTTCAGTATGCGGTTGTTGCGCTGAAACAGGCAGCGGAAAATATGAGGGATGTTACCGGACTGATACTCAAGCTCCTGCAAAAGCTCGAAGCGCAGATGGAGAAATGACAATGCCACCCATTGATTTCACGCCGACCAGCGGAGTTGAGTTTTACCCCAGTGGCCTTATGGCTATCGGGATGGAGGCGTTCTATGTCAAGGGCAGCCCCGTGGCCTCTGAAGCGAATATCTCCGACCGGGCCGTCATGCTCCCCTATGGCAACGGGCCGATTAGCCTGTGCAATGGAACTGTGAGCCTGCGCCCCCCTGCCCCGCAGATTAGTGGTGGGTTCTTCGGCGGCGGCATAAAAACGTTCTACGAGGTCGGCTTGTTCGTCATCTACTTGGATGGGCAGGAGATTTACCGCGCCGCTCCCGCCTGCCGCTGGGAGCCGGTTACGATACCGATTCAGCCGATCATCATTCCGGGGCCTTTTCAGGCGATTCGGATTCACTTCGAGCAAGCTGGGATCATCCCCGCAGGTGCTGGGGCGAACGATCTGGCCGTAGGTATGGAAATGGCGATTGTGGGGAGGTGGAAATAAAAAGGAGAAACTATGAAAAAGTTAGCTTTGCTTTTGTTCATTAGCATTATCGCATTGGCTTTGCCAGTGAGGGCGCAGCAGTTCGCCCCGGCCTACCTTACGGCTGGCCCCGGCTATGGCGATAATTCCAAGCTGTTCGGGATGGTTGGCTATCTCAGGCAGACGGAAGTTCTCGGCAAGGACGTTACGCCGTTTCCGTACTATCGTTCTTTGAAGATCAGACTCTATCGTTTCCCGACAATCCAGGAGCTTAGAACCCTAGACCTGCA